TGCAACTGAAAAATGGATAGTAGCATCACCCGTATGAGTATCAAGGTTGCCTTGTATTACGCCACTAGTTGCCAGGAGTTCAGCATCAGTTGCATAAACGTCGCCCAAGTCATCTATTTGAGTCTGCAGATAGCCAGAAGCAGATGCAAGGTCATTCTGAAGATTTAATATATCGGTATCATTAGAAGAAATATCGGAAGTATTATTGTCGATTTGGGTTTGTAGGACGCCAGATACAGATGCTATATTATTATCTATTTCTGATTCTGTGTAATAGCGATCATCATGAGTATGTCCTAATGGAGAATATAAAGCATCGGCTTCTGTCTGGTCTAAATAACCAGAGGCATCAAGTTCTACGTGTGTAACATATTGAGGATGATCATCATCCAGCAATGATGCTGCATTAAGATTGCCGTGATCAATACTTCCTACAGTAAAATGAATGGTACTATCGGATGTATGGGTATCTAAATTGCTCTGAAGAACTCCTGATGTACTGACCAATTCCAAATCTGTTGCGTAAGTATTATCCAAATTGGCAATATCATTTGCATTTGTAGTTATCTGGGACTGTAGATAACCAGATGCATTTGCCAACTCTAGATCAGTGGCATACGTATCTCCAAGAGAGTCTATCTGGTTCTGAAGATATCCAGAGGCAGAAGTTATATTTGAAGTATTTTCTGTTATCTGATTCTGAAGGTTAGTGTCGGCATTATCAACATAAGTTACAGAGGCGTATCCCGAAGCATCAAGTTCTGTATGAGTTAGGTATTGAGGGTGATCATTATCTAATAGGCCAGCTATAGACCCATGATCGATAGCACCCTGATGTTGGGTAACATTGGTTTGTGCTATTCTTGCATCGGCAAAAGTACCCGATATGATAGTAGAGGCGTCTTGAGTATGTGGGCCAACCACTGCCCCAGAAGCGGGTATCCAATTGAAACCATCGAACCTTAGATTATCTCCTACTTGGGGAGGGGATGTTATCAGATCGACATCCAGTAAGTCGCCCAGGGATGAATTATTTATAACCCCAGAAACTTCCACTATGGTAGTATATATTGGGTGATCATCGTCACCTAAGCCAGCTAGAGCTCCGTGATCTATTCCCGATGGATCAATACTGGCGGTAGAGAAGGATCTATTTTGAAAACTCATTGACTAGTCCTTAAGTTGCTGTGGATGTCTCTAAAACAACTCTCGCGGTACCAGCAGTGGCAGCCGTTTCCTTTACAGCAACAATCATATTGGTGTCGCCTAATGGTATCGCGAATCTAAAGCGTGATACTATAGGACTGCCCAACTCTGATTCGGCTGTAAACGTATATGAGACCTTCTCTATAGCTACTGGATTGGCCGATCTATTTTCTATAACTTCCTCGCACCATCCACTATCCGTACTAAAAAGGAATTTGAATTCAAGGATACCTGCTACATCTGTTGGCGTATATGTAAAAAGTAATACGGCCTGTTCCTGACCTTCAACTTCAACTCTCCTGCAATTCTGATAAGCAGAGGTCAAGGTAACATTATCAAATATTACTTTATATCTCTTTCTTGCCGTATCCTTTGGCAAAGCCATAACCTACTCCTTAATCTGGTGTAAATATCGCAATGTTCCCTGATACAGACCACGATCCTGGTATTTCTTTTGGTCTGAATAAGGAATAATCGCCATTTACTGGTTCGCCATATATTGTAATTTTACTTTCAAGAAGACTGGCCTTTGGAGGGGCATTAAAAGCAATCTGTATCGTCAGTCCAGATGGCTCAACATTAGATGTACTTGCAGTCGGAGTAGTCGAGATAATATAAAATGCATCTGGCGTAAGTGGTGTATCATAACCAGTACCAGAGGCTGCGGGAGATGTGGGATCTATTACGGAGTCACCAATACCATCTGGGTATGTTGGAATATCTGGTACGGTAGGTCCTGGAGTAGCATAGCTGGTACCAGTGGTGAACTTAAAGTTATAGGTGGTAGCCAGGTATTCTCCAGAGCCATTCTTGACACCTCGGCTACCACCTCTTAGTACCACAGATATCGTTGTGTTTTTAGGTAAAGTATCGTATGGATTTATGGTGATTACATTGTCTGATACGCTGAATCGTGATTCCAATACTTCGAAATCACTGTCACGAAATACCGTAATAGTACCAGCATTGACAGTAGAAGCCGCTATATTTTGATCAAATGTAATAGTTATAGTAGTATCTATAACTACATTTGTAGCGCTGTTAAGCGGACTAGTTGTCGTTACTGTCGGCTGACTCATCGTCCATTCCTATCTTAATCTTTATGACTTCCTGTTCCGACTCCTTTATTCCTTCATCAATACCGCCAAGTTTTTCAAGAAATTTACCGAGATTCTTTATCAATGTTTCCCTTGGTTTTTCCGATTTCTTTTCCAGGGTAATTAGTTTCCTCACCCAAAGTCTTGCTTCGTCTTTTCTTTCTCCATGGGATAGGAATTTTACCAAATCTTCTTCAATCTTTGCAATAGGCTGTTTAAGAAATGTTTCTGCCTGATCTTCCTCATTGTCCTCGTGTTGAGTAGCCCCTTTATCGGGGCTGTCACTTTTGCTATCCTCCACCACCTCTATTTGGCCTTTTCGAATCGCTGTGCTTATTTGTTTAAGCTCGTGTGGTTTGAGACCCTCTGGAAGTTCTGCCTCTGGAACAAGCTGGCTAATTTGTATCCTTCGATCTGGTATTGTATAAAACAAAAATGCTTTCTTCAACCTAATCCTGCGGCTCATGTCTCCCCCTTTCCTAGAACATGGAGCCAAACCAGATTGTGTTACCTGTGCTAACTCTTAATCCCCAAAATTCTGCAATCCTCGCTTGATTATAATATTCGGTTCTTATCCAATCGGCATCAAGAGAACTTGAAAAAACTCTAACTTCATCTAACCCACCATTCCATGCATAATATTCTTGGTCAAAATTAATTCCTCTTCCTATAGCGTCGATCCCCATGGCCGTTAAATTGGTTAAATTAGCTGGCGAATCTGCAGTTAGTTCTCCATTAAAGTAGCATCTTAAATTGTTCGTATCTTCTCCATTGCAGGTAATAACTACATGATGCCACGACCCTCTTGTTTCTATACCAGGATCAAAATCATGGTTACCACCTTCTCCATCCTTAACGTGTATTCTAAATATAGACCAGCCATCTCCTCCTATTACATGATGAGCCCTGCTAAACCCCTCTCGAGTATCTCCAATCGACATATCTTCATTGGAATCTTCGACCTGATTAAACCAATAGCTAAATCCCCACTCTGTATCATCCAAAAAATCAATTGCTGAATCTAATGCAATATATTGTGCTGGATTTACTACTGAAGTACCTCCAGGAAAATATTGTCCACTTCCAATTTTACCATCTATAGTTGACACAAGAGCCGTTGGCGTACCATCATTTCCATTCGATGTAGAATCAGGGCATATATCTCCTATATCTCTATGGAGATGCCAAACTCCTTCGTATTGTGAAATCCATACATCTGTATCATTTGTCTCAGAAGCTCCTGGATTACCATAATAAATATAAAATGAAGTTTGAGAAACTGTACTTAGGCCTTCTGTTTTAAAATGTATTTCTCCAGTTTTTCCAGAAGCATCTATAGTAACAAGCTCTCTTGGTAGTTTTGTTACCCCATCCCCTAGTGTTATGACTATATCAGATCCATCAGACTTCACATTTTCCCAGAAACTATTTGGCGCAGCCGACAATGGATAATATAACGGGAAGCCCGACGCTTCCGTAAAAACGCACTGTGGATTAGTGCTTATCTTATGTCTTCCTGACCAGCTTGGATCATACCATGCCATAGTTTAACCAAAGTTATAGGATACATTACCATAATAAGTTGAACCGTCGAAATAGAGCGAAACTATATCTATATATCCGCTGGTCGAACTTAGAACTGGAGATATACCACTTGGCCAGAGAATGGATGGAAGAGTCGTGATTAAACTATCGTCCTCTTGTACAACTCGCATCATTAGGTTGGCGGCACCACCTGGATCGCTGAAAGTTAGTGTCGAATTCTGTATCACAGATATCTTAGCCTTGGGGCTGAGACTCCAATCTATATTGGTCACACCGCTGGCGGTAATGTCCTGCTCTGTGAAATATGGGGTTCCCGAAAATCCTCTTGTTGCTGCTACTGGCATATATATTGAATGGTCATCATCTGTCAAGCCAGAAAGACCGCCGTGATCTATTTCTGATGGATCACTATAGAATCCTGAGGCATCTAGTTCTGTCTGGGTTATATATTGTGCATGGTCGTCTGCATCAAGACCAGTCAGTGCACTATGGGCAGTAACTCCACCTCCACCACCGCTAATTGGCACTGCACCCCACATTAGGGTTCCACCATCATTCCAAAGATTGGTACTGCCAAGGTATAGAGAGGCATCTGCAAGGTAGGCATGCCTCCACCTATATACTGGACTGCCCAAATCGAATGCATTGTCAGCTTGAGGAAGAATGTGCCCAGATACTTCCAGAATGAAGCCAGAAGCGTGCAGACCTCTTATCGTACCTTTTTGTTCTGCAGCACTCCATACAAGATCTACGGTAAATATATCATCGCCTAACTGGAATGGAGCTCCTGGAGGTCCAAAGATAACTTCATCATCAAGCACCCCAAACATTCTTTCCCCACCATGTACTACCCTGAATTCTACTCCAGAAGCTACAATAAATTCCAAATCTTCATCATCTATATTTATCGATGCATTGCCAGCAGCTTCGGCAACTGATGCATCATAGGCATCATCGAGTGTATAGCCTGATACAGATATAGTAATATTACCATTGCCATCAGATTCCGTATCTATTCCAGTCCCGCCATAGATACCCATAGAGTCTGCCTGAACAGCTGTATTTATTGGACCAGCATCTGCAATGATAGAACTATATCTATGAATGCCAGAAGGGGAAATTATCAGTTCATCGGATACATTAACATAGGTTCCAATACCGTCTTCGCCTTTTATAGTAAGGGTATCCTCACCCGAAGCTACAATAGAATCTCCAACTTCATCAGTCAATACTGTAGCAAAAGCATTATTGGTAAGACCAGAAGGAGAAATTACAAGCTGTCTTAAGCCGTTTACATAGGTACCCAATCCCAACTCGCCAATAATTGTGAGACTTGCACCATCTGTTTCCACATCCAGAACGCCGTTGTCGGTTGTAATATCAGTAAATCCACCCAGATTTCCAGAGGGATAAATAGTTAAAGTATTTGTTGCAGGATCTACATATGTTAATAAACCGCTTGCTCCGACAATATAAAACTCGTCCTTTAATACTCCTGGAGAATCATAATTGCCAAAATTATCGTATATTTTATACCATCTATCTATACCTCCACCATAAATATAAATGGTATCACCATTTGTGACAACACTTACCCCAGAGGCCCCTACGATATTCATTGTATCATTAGGCTGAGATGGAGTATCAGTTACCTGGGATGTAGCATTACCGCTAAATATACCCCAAGTATCCTGAATAACATCTGTTAAGTTACCATCTGGATCATAGGCCTGAGCGTCTATTCCCGCAACTATTTGTCTATGATAACCAGTTCCGAGATCTGGCCTGTCAACAACAACTCGACGCTTTGTGCCCATTATTTACCTCTTCTTTTTACCCTTATGAGGCTTCTGACCAGTTTTCTTGATACAGATAGGCCAAGCGACTCCAGGAGGATAGCCTTTTCTTCTTAGGCTCCGAGCACACCTCGTAAGCTTTTGAGGCATTAAAATCTCCCTATATATTATAGTAAAAATAAGGCGGACCCACATTGCGGTCCGCCTTATTTCACTCTGCTCCTTTCGTAGCTGTTAGACTAAGAAAGGACGAACCCACTCGCGGCAGGCAGTGCTCCTGCCTGAGCGTCCCAGATCACGCGATCATCCATGTCGTAACCCTTGGCTACAACAATGTTCTTCGCAACCGCAATTGCCTTCCCTTCATTCAGGATGGCAACACCATAGCGCTCGCGAATCTTCATCGCACGAATATCCCTTGCGGGATCGTCCCAGTCTTCGGTTGAGATTTCCTCATCAACCACAAGTGCGCCAAGCTGATTGCTGTCGCACATGATGACTGAGGTGACGGGGTTGCTATAGGATGTTGCGTCATACGCCACGAATGGCGTAACTACGACGCGCATCGGCTCTGGGAAGATGGCTGGTACAGGGGTCTGTGTGGTTGCCGTGTAGGGCGTGGGGTAGTGAACACCCAGTCCACCAGGAGCACCCGACTGGGGATGCAGGCCAGGGGAACCCTGACGAGACTGCCAGATCGGAGCGCCACCCTGCGCAAATGCCCAGGCGCGAAGCGTGGCATCCTTCGCAAATATGGTCCATGCCATGGGATGCATGATCAATGTGTTGGGAATGAATCCCTGCGCAATGACCGCTGCATACATGTCCAGGAGATCATCCAGAGTCAGAGTACCATTGGGCGAACCGCTTGCGTCGCGCCCTGTGGTCATACCCCGAGTGCTGGTTGCTCCCGAGTTATCGAAGACAGTCGTACCCTGACTGTTGATGTGGTTATAAATCTTCACTTCCTTGTGCCGTGCAAGAGCGCGTCCTGCGGCACGAAGATGCATTCCCATTATATCGTACCGACTATAACGAATGCTCTCTTCTGTGAAGCGAAGCTTAAGACCGACCTTCCCAACGGTCACGGTGACTGTTCCTGCTACCTGTAACGTCTGCTCTGGATATTCCATACCTTCAGCAATATCGAAGGCCTGGATAGCACCAGAGGCTGGGAACGTTATCTGGGGAGCAGCGCTGAAGTTAATGCGCTGGAGCAGGTTTACCCCAGTAAGAAGCGGCTCAGCCGCTTCCTGTACGATTTCCGAAACAACCCTTCCAATAAGAATTGGAATATCGGAAGTGGAAACCGCATCCGAATACTGATTGGCATTAAACAGGTCGGTGAGGGTAATCCTCTGATCCTGCTTACGCTTATCGTATTGGTCGCGATGACTCACGAATCCGTTGTTGTTCCATACTTTTCGTACCCATTGAGCCTTCTGATCAAGGGTCTTTTCCTTGTCAGCAGCTTCATCTCCACCCTTATTCTTCTTGTCGAGGACTGCCTCGGCAATCTGAGCAAGGGTGAGGGACTGCAGATCATTCACATCGATTTCTACAGACATTTTACCCTCCTCCCTTACTTAAGGATGTTAACTCTCAAGGCCCTGACGTTTGATACACTCGTGGTTGAACTGGTTGCGGCAGAAGTCATGCCGTTACCTGCGACATTGAGGTGTGCAGGAAGTCCAGCTGTCCCAGAGCCATCAAGACCAAGACCTGGCAAGGTTCCGACCATGTTCAGCGCATCCTTGGGGAATCCGCTGACCGTCATAAGGAGCTGAGCCACAAGCTGAGACTCAATTCCCACGTCACTTAGACCGAATGTTAGTCCTACGCCACCGTATACCCCGTAATCAGTAGGTACACCGTTGGCGACCGCGTAAGAAACGCGATATAGACAGAGCTTTCCTAGAGTCGAAGCCCTTACGGGTGACGCTAGTGAAGAACTCCTGGGAAGAGGCTGAAGTAGGCACCCGTCGAACAGAACGCCGTTGGCATCCATGTCGTAAGGTGCTGTCCACGAGCCACTTCGTACATACGGAAGTTCAAGTAACCAGTCCATTACCATAGGTACCAGATCCTGGCGGTTATAGTTGGTATAACGCGCAGTAGGATCGGTAAGATTCTGGTAATAGTGCATTGGCGCGAAGCCAACAGGCACGTTTGGAGCAAGATACATGGACTTCGTGGCATCTACATCGAGATCACTATCTGTTACCAGGGTGCCTGTATTGATGTTGAGAGTCTTGCCAACATCATGGGAAGTGTAGAGAACGTAAGTTGCTACACCACCGTTTGCAGGCACAAGGTAGCCAGAACTATCTACCGCCATCACCTGTCCAGCCTGAATCACAAAGCCATCCTGGTTGTAAGTATCCATTACCTGGATTGGCAGATTGGGATTCGGGCGGTATTCTAGATGGGGTCGGATAGATTCCGACCACTCGACCTGGTATCCAGGAGATTTCTCGTACCCAAGAGGAATACGAACGGCCATTACTTACCTCCCTTTTTACCAAGGCCTTCTTTGATTAAATCTGTTTTAGACACGCCCTTCTTGTTCTCTTTTGTTCGACCATCGTCATCCTTTGCAAGTCCAGGATTGGGAATGGTCTCTGTTGGAGCAGATGGTTCGCCTAAAATATCCGCAATGCTGTCGCGAAGCGACTCGGCAGAGCGCTTCACCAGCTTTTCAACTACTTCGTCTCGCTTCTCGACTGTCTCTCTCCTGTGAGAAATACGGAGATCGGCAAGTCTTTCGGCAAGACTTCGATGAATGTCTCCCCTCAGAGTAGAGTTCTCTTCAGTCAGTTGCTTTACCTGTTCATCCTTCTTGGTAAGCTCTTCCTGCAGAGAATCTGCCTTCTTGGAGACTTCATCCTTCTCGCGTGCAAGGGCTGCTTGGGCTTCCTCAAGTCCCTTGAGAGTTTCCTGCTTCGCGGCAGCGTCGGCTAGGACACTTTCAAGTTCCTCGATTTTGGCCTTGCAGTCTGTCTCGATTTCTTCAGCTTTGGCAGCTACAGCCTCGGAAACGAGAGCCTGCACGTCCTTGTTTTCCTTCAACTCATCACGAGTCAATGTTCTACCCTCCTTTCGTGTATTAGGCTCCTCCGAAGGGCCAGGTCGGGAGGGGCTGATAGAATCAATTTCCTCGGCAGCTGAAGAAAGATCCATGTTAATCCAGAAGACGGAAGTGGGTGAGCTATCCGTCTGGGAATCCTGTTGATTGACAGAAATAACAGTTGTAAGAGCATCTGCTGGCATATTTACGAAAGAATACTCCTTATAGTCAAGATTGCCAGTAGTGAAAAGACATTGTTCTCCATCGTACATCTTCCCTGGCCAGTGAATACACCCTTCTTCATCCTTGGGGTTGAGCAGGTCGTGACCACAGATACTGCACCAGAGATGATCGGTGCGGAATCTTACCGAACCCGTTAGAAGCCTTCCATCCAGAATCTTTTCAATGGCGTCCCTATCACCGATCTTCAGCTTGAGTTCCTGATGGCCAGTTCCAACCTTTGCATATTCAGGAGCATTGTCGGCTGGCTTGGCTCTATGGGTTACGTATTTGGCGTCAACAACTCGCCCCAATGGATCAATTTCATCATCATGATTCTTTAAGACGGGCTTTGGGTGAGGAAGAAGCCAGGACAGAGTGCCAGCCCGCATAAAACGCTTTGGATATAACCTGAAGTTAATTGGAGTATCAGAATGTGTAGATACCACATCGACAAAGATGCTGGAGGGGACAGAATCCTTAAATGACTTGGCATTGTCAATGGCAATGTTAGTCATTTGGAAGGAATCTGTAATTCCCTCTTTTAGAATCTTTTCCCTGATTTCATTCTTCGTCATAATTTACTCCATGTAAAATAAATTCAGTATCACGAAGTTCCTTGATAAACCCAGGGAAATCCCCCGTTATATCCATCTCTTTTACTTCAGGTTCATCAGAAATCATCTTGAGAATTGTAGTATTTTCTACTTTTTCTGCTTTTAAACCCAAGAAAACTCCGAAATTATATGCATCTAAGGCTATTTTTTGAGCTAAACGTTCGTAATCTGGATAAAATTGTTCAAACAAACCCATAACTGTTGATATAGCGGTATCTTTGCTACTACCTCGCAATACATTATATGATACATCATTCATTTTATCAAAAAAAGATTTATTCAATAAAAAAATATGTTGTCTGAATTGTAGACAGCCATCTCTCAAATCCTGCTTTGAAATACTGGATGAAATCTTACTGGCCCCCATGATTATAGCAGCATTAATAAATGAACTGCATTTAGAAGCCAATCCTTCTGCAGATATTGAGAAGATAATGTTAAAAGCATCTTTTTTATGTTGGGCTAGATCATTATCATGGTTAATGTAATAATCCTCAATATAATCTTTCAAGTCATCCTTGGTTATGGTCCATATACCATCATACATTTCCCTGATAAGCTTATAGCTTACCTGATCTAAAATAGCTGCTTTCAACTGATCGTAGGCATCTTTACGTCTTGTGGGATGCTTCCTGGATTGCGTTTTTCTGGTACTTGGGGATGTTGTTGGAGGTGGTGCGAAGGTAGCTTTTGCCTTGGCTTCTGCTTCCAGCAGAGGTATTTTTACTACTTGTAGATACATGCTGTTTCTTTCATCATTGGTATCTATAGGATCCAATCCGAGACCATTACGCATTTCATCTTCTGTTATCGCATAATGCTCGTACATATAGACTTCCTGGTTCTGCTTTTTAATCTGGAGATCAATATCGATTTCTCGGAATTTCCAGATTGCGGTGGGCATTCCAGTCTTATCCCAAAGGGGGTATCCGCCCTCGCGGAGAAGTTCAGTTACTACGGATCTATTAAGGATGGCTGCAATCTGTATCTGAAAATCTTTACATTTTTCCTGGCGGTTTCTATTCATTACTTCGCTGGTGTTTCTATTCGATGTGTTTCCATGAATAGCAATAATGCCATTACGTCTTGTAACAAATAAATGATTGGGTACATTATAGCAATATATAATACCCTCGTATCTTTCTTTTGATATATTGAAATATTTAATGTGCCTATGGCGCTTGGGATCGCTTATCATCACCCTATACATGGGCTTATCTCCATAGCCCGAATTCTTATATTTTTTGCATTTGACAGAAAAGCCCAATCTAATTGATAACTCATGCATATCATCTGCTAGATTTTTGGTCATACAATAAAAAACTCTTGATTTATGTTCACTCTTTTTGTTGTATGATCCATCTCCAAGCATTAATCCCCTATATAGGCCAAGCATAATTTCCTGATTGGCCAATAAAAGGAACCTGGGTATTCTCTTATCTTCTGTGCGTATTCCAACATTCTTCGCAATCCAGCTATGTATCCTCTTGTCATGTATACAAAATACATAATGTTGTCTTTTGTCCAATCTTTCAGTAAATTTTATATTTAGCCTATTGAGAAGATCTCTTAAGGCTATAACATGTTGGGGTTTATTGGAGCTTTGAGATATGCTTATAAAATATTTATGGGGAATAGTTGTTATAAAACCATCTGTAATCACCCATCCTATAAATTCCGCGAAATCAATACTATTAAATACCAAATCTTTTTTATAATAAGGATCATTTTTCCTTCCGCCGCTATAGGGTATCATAGGTAGGGTTATTGTTTCTGCGTCGAATTCACAATAGGAATTTGGGGCAGTATCCAATACATAAAATTCGCTATTTGCACCCGCTAATTTTTTATTATATAATTCTATAGCCTTAACTTTTCGCCAAAGATCGTTTTGGCATGCTTGCTTAATCCACATCTCATGCAAGGGGGTAACTTTCATATTTATATGCTTTGATTTGAAAACAATCATATCTCCCACATAATTGTCCACATATTCATAATTCGGGAAATGATATTCAATTTGATTGGTCTCTGGGTTGTAGGTTGCTATTTTATCTTTGGTAATATCTATCTCCCAATAATATTTCCATCCATGCTATTCGAGCGAACATC